CGTTTTTCTCCTTTCGTAGATTTTTTTATAATAAACCGTGTCGACCCGGCTTATTTCAGAAATTTCATAAATTCATCTGCTTGCTGTTTAAGCTGTTCAAACTGCGCCTGTGACATTCTGCCGGAACTTAAAAACTGCTGAACTTGCTGCTGGGCTTTTTCGGGTGTCATGCCCTGCGCGAATTTGCGAAATTCAGCTATCATTGCAATAGGGTTATTCGGCATTCGCTTTCCCACGCTTTGCCCTAACATCTGCATCATCGGATTTGCCATTTAATATGTCCTCCAGTCGCTTTATTCTGATTTCAAGATCATTTACGTTTACTTCGGGCGCTGGCTGATAAGGCGCGATGGAATACGGCGTTATCGTCGGATAGCCTGCGCCGTCAGTCGTTTTTAGCCACACTATAGGATCGTTTTCATCCAGCAGAAGCACCGAGCTGTCAGCGGCCATCCTGAACGCGTCAGCGCCGTTTCTGCCGTTCACTTTGATAACTTGGCATCTTTGCGGCATCTGCGCTCCTGTGCCCATCTGTGGCGTGTAGGGCGGTGCATATCCATAGCCGTTTTCGTAACCGTACATTCCGTTCATGGGTTAACCCCCTTTATTTTTTCTGTCTAAATCATCGCATAAAAAAAGCCCCGTAACGTGTCAGTTACAGGGCGATAATGTGTCATAAAAAAACAGGGTAACGCATAATGCGCTACCCTTTAACTATGTCCGCTATTTTGTTTTTGATGCTGCGTATACGCCGGTTGATCGTTTCAACACTGCAATGCCGCCGGTCGGCTATTTCGATGATGGATAATCCGTCGGCGCGTAGATTAAGTATCGTCTTTTCTTCAAGCGTAAAGCCGCATTCAGCTATCAGCCGTTCGCGCAATGCCGTTGGAAATTGCAGCTTGCATTTTCGCTTCGGCTGCGCTATTTCTTTCAAGGCTTCCATTGTCACCGCCTATCAAAGCTTCATAGATGATATCGGCAAGGTTTGCCGATGCTTCGTCAATGCCGTTTATCCGGCAAAATTCTTTGATGGTTGCAGTCATCAAACAGCCTCCGTTTTATGGTTTACAAGGGATTACTTATCACACTTCGGCTTATCGTACTCCATAGCCTGCTTGCTGTCGCTGACTCCGGCGGTCGTCGGGTCTGTGACAACGCCGAGGATGGTCAGCACCGCGAACAGCGCGTTTACAACGGCCAGCAGCTTGTCGCCCAGCGCGTCAAGCTTCAAGTCGATGCCGAACACAGCCGCCACTACCTGAATAAGCAGCAGCAGCGCCGGGACGAGCGCGAGCCAAAAGGTTTTGTTTTTAAGTCTTACAGTCCAGTTGATTTTCATAAATGTGCCTCCTGTTAATGATGATTTTTCATGTCGTCCTCAAGGTCTGCTATCCGGTGATTTACCACCTTGAGCTGTTCCTCTACCACAGGCATACGCTTTGCAAAATTGTTGTGCTCCCTGACCTCTCGTGTCAGCTCGTTCACCTTTGTTTCCATGACCGCCTGTGATTTGCTGTTGCTGATAAGTACGCCGACAAGCGTTAAAACGCCGGTTATGATAGCGACTACTATGCTCTCTGCCATACTTTATTTCTCCAACATCGTTTCAATCATTCTTTTGTTATATATCATTACCCTGAGCATATCCTCCGTCAGGTCGATAACGCCGTTGCCCTTGCCCTTGATTATGCCGTCGTTCATGAGCTGCTTTACGGTATCTCTGTAAAAGCCCCCCGGCACATCCTCTATCGTTTTCCATCTAACCATTTCTTCATCCTCCGTAAGTCTTTTGTTTACCTCGGCCGCTATCTGCCCGTGCCGCTCATAAAGCCACTGCCCGGGGCAGGCCTTGTTTTCATAGTCGCGGTGAACGGTCATGTTACAGCCGCCTTTGTGGTTCATGCGGTCGTATTTGTCCGTTGACCAGACCAGCTTTGCAATTCCGTTTCGCTTGCAGACATCGGCCACAAGGGCTATCAGTTTTTTATACACGGCATCTTTAACGGCGTAGGGGTGCCGGTTATCGCACGCAACCTCGATGGTCACGGCGCGCGCATCGTTGGCGTTGTTGGACGTGCACCAGCTTCTGTCTTTTTCTTCGACGTACATTCCGACGCGCCCATCTGCGCCGATACCGTAGTTAGCACTTGCCTGCTTGGTCTGGAACAGCCTGCCTAACGTTTCAACTGCCGCCTGTGCCGCTGCGCAGTGGATTGTGATAGTGTCTATCGCGTGCCCGTTACGGCTGCCCCGGTGTGGGGATATCTGCGTGTAGTCCACAAGCGGACTGTTTGTGTAGGTCATTATACTTCCTCCCTAACCATCGCCGCGATATGCCGCAAGTCCTCAATCGGGGCGCTGTAAAGCTCGTTGCCCCACAGCCAGTAGTCAACATGGTCGCGGCGCTTGTACTTGCGGCTTATCTCGTCAGCCCAGACTTTATCCCACCGTGCCTGATGGTCTTCGTCCTGCTTCTCAAGCGTCTTAGTAATGCTCTCTATCAGCTTGCCGCGCTCTTCTCCGTTGCCGTCGGCGGCGTAGCAGAAGAACTTATGCGCCGTATCGCTCGCGGTCGTGCATATTGGGCTGCCGTCGAGAAACAGAAAGCCGTCGCTCTCGCTTATCTCCGTGCCGTAGGGGATGTTGACCGCACCGCACAGCGCGTTGAACTTCGCCCTTTTTCGGCAAATGTAGTCAGCCATTGACTTCCTCCCACTGCCACAGCCCTTCGGTATCGGGCGCCCAGACGCACGGTGTCATCGTCAGCTTGCACAGATAGGTTTTGCCGTTGTAGCTGTAGTATTTTTCGGCAACAGTGTCCATGCCCGAGATATACGGTATCGGGTCTTCCAATGTGCCTGCATGCGTCTGGTCTATAGGGCGATACACGGCAAGCATGCCCTCGCCATGGGGCGGCTGGTGCTCCTGTGGCGTCACGCCATCTGCGGGCACAACGCGATACAGTGTGCCGCCATCGTTGATGATTGTGTTTGCCGTAAGCGCCGCTCCGGCTTCCAGCACTTCTTCCCACGTTTTGAACAGTCCCGGCATCTGCAATGCAACGGCATCGTCAAGGTCTGCTGCTGCTTGTACGAAAACTTTTGCTGCAACCTCCATCTGCCCTGCCATCTTGGTGTTGTCAACAACGGCTTTGTTCGTTGCCGCAAGCTCATTGCCCATGTCCACTTCAAGCAAGAACACCGTCTCAAGCCCATCCATCGCGTCTCGGTCAAGCAGATGATAGGGCTTGCCGTTGTGGGCAATGCCTGTCGCTTCTGTCTCGCTGCAAAGCACATAGCTGCCGTTTGCGGCGATTTTTATGTATGTCGGCTTTTCCGTAAGGCCCACTGCGCTGTTTTCGGTTGATATGATTTTGTACATTTGTGCCTCCCTTTTCAGACGTAGAATATAGGAGCGGAGAGTATCCTTGTTGATGTCGCAAAGGCTTTAATCTCTTCGCCTGAGTACCCAATGCCGTAACAACTTGACTTCCTGTTAAATTGGTTATATTCATCTCGGAGATAAGTGCGTCTCTGGCCGGTTCCATCTTTAAAGCTGTCGTCGGCTGTCGGCTGATTGTCAGTTGCCCAGTGGACAAGCGAATTTCCAGCTCGATAATAATCGTATTGCTGCTGATGACTGCCCATCGAAGAAAACAGAACCGACTGCTCGCCGAAGCACTCTACTGTGCCCATTAAATGCAACGTATCGGAGTCCGGTTGAACTGAAAACGTCGGAATCTGAGAACCAGTTGACGAGACAGTAGCTTGTTGATAATACTTCGTCGTCGTTTTCCAAACGGCCGTTAAATCGGCTGGCAGTTTCGTTTTAATCGTTGCAAGCGGAATTATTGAGTCTTGGTAATAATCTGACAAACCCACTTGTTTTCCGTTCTGCTTGCCGATATGAAAATGTATTCGGTTGGAACCCTCGCGCGCGGCGTTATGGTTAAATCCCAAGATGAATGCGTCCAAAGTCACGTCCAAATATGACGTCGTGGATGGGGTATATGTTTGGAGTGATGTCACGACTATTGACTTCGTGTCCCCAACACTCCAGATACTTGGCGCAAGCCCAGCATCGCTTGCTACGCGAATTTGAGCCCATGTATTGTCGTTTAGAACTGGGCTAAACGTGCTCGATGTCGCCGTCAGGCTCACCACTCGCCGCGCAGTCTGATATTTCTTTTTCGCGTTATAAGCGAAAGCTCGATAGTAATACGTTGTTCCGGCAGTCAGCCCGGTATCGGTATAAGTAAGCGCTGTGCCCTCGTACACCACCGTGCCGTCCGAAACCTTCTCGGGGGCGCTCCCGGCCTTGCGAACAATGCGTACACCTACAAAGCTGCTGTCTTCGTCAACCGTCGGCGCTTCCCATGACAGCCGGGCAGACAATGCGGTTGAGCCGGGGATAACTTTGAAATTCTCCACCTGTGCGCACAGCTGCGGTGTGCCTCCGCCGCCGCCTGCGTGATTGATAAGAGGCATTACAAATCCCTCCTTACGATGATGGTTACCGGGATATCAATAGTCGGGACATCACCCAGTGCCACAAGCTGTATGCTGCCCTCTGCCTGCGTGCCGCCGACTATCATTGCACCGCTCAGCGCTTCCATCTGCGCCTGCGTTATGCCGTTGTTCTCTCTCGGCAGCAGCTCCACCGCTGATGTTGCAGTGATGTTGGAGTTGCTGAGCGTGTATTTCTTCGCCGTTGTCCAGCTTGACGCATACAGCGTTAAATTCACTTTCGACGACCGCCCAGCGGAATACACCTCCCACGTATACCCCGTAGCCGCCGCCGCTGTGCAGTGATAAACAAGCTTTGCCGCCGTGTCGATGTACTCCTGCCCGACTACGCCGACGGTCGATGTTGTGGGTGGGGTGGTGCCGATGATGGGTTCGGGCGCTTTTTTGCCGAGTTCGATGCGGATATCGTTATGCGCGTTTTTGCTTGTGTTGTGAGCGCTTACCGCCTTATTTGCTGCGTCTTTTTCTTCGTAGGTTTCAGATAAATCCGGCAGCAGATTATCGGGCAGCTTGCCGTCACTGCCGACAACGGGACGCTTTTTCAATTCCTCGTCGATGATATCGGCGTTGCCGTTTAAATCGGCAATATTGATGAAATCACTGTCAGCCGGTTTTTTCAGATTGTAATTGGTGGTATATGTAGCCATCAGGCAGATACCTCCTCTTTAAGATTTTGCCATGTCTTAGTCTTCACGCTGCCCCAGGTCTTTGTTTTCGCGCTGCCCCAAATGTTATAAAGCAGGCTTACGGAAAAGGTCATGTTGTACGGCAGCATGCGTTCAAGCGTCTCGCGTATCACGTTTTCCTGCTTCTTTACGCCCAGCGCAACTTTTACATCAACATTGAATTTTGAAGTTGTGATAGTAAGCACATAGCCGCCCTTGCCGCACAGCGTTTCAAGCCAGTTTTTCAGGCTGCGCCGCGTGTAGGGCACGTTTTCAGTGTACAGGCTTTGCAGCCTGAAACGCCTGTCATCGAGCGTATCGGACGCATACGGCGATATGCCAAGCATGCTTTCTCGCCGCGCTATGCCGTCTTCGGTAGCTGTTTGTATAAACTGATCGTTCATGCAGGCTTCGGCGGCATCCCATAGGGCTTGTATCTCCGGCGTTTCCGTGTCCATAACGGCGCGGATTTCCGCAACGTCCTTCAAAACGCCGGGCAGATATTCTTTCAGATCGATAGTGCGTAGATTATTAAAGTTGCGCATTGCTGAAAAGCCCCCTGACTGCTACAGCGTCCTTATCCAGCGTTAAATTACTGGTTTGATTGTTTATCTTCGTGCCGGTGATATCCACGATGCCGGGAACGGCCAACAGCCGCGCTTCTATCTGCGCTATGCGGACTATCAGGTTGCTTTCCTGTGCCCACGTTGCATTAAGCTCTGAATAGTATTTATCCAGCGTCGCTTCAATGTAAGGTTCACATTCGGATAAATTCCAGCCGCTTTGAAATGTCAGCGTGGTAAAGATGTTTATCGTCGTCCCCGTCGCACCGACAACGGTGACTTCATGATCGATGGGCGCAAGCCCCATGCCGTCGCCGCTGTTCTGCGTGGGGTCTATAGTCGTCTGTACGGTGCTTACAAGCGCCGTAGACGGCGGCTGATAGTTGCTGTCGGTGATAACAAGCTTCACCGTTCCTGCGCCGTTCCACGCCCTGTAGGGCTTACAGCCGCCCACGCCGGGCAGTGCTTCGGTAACGTCGATGTACTGACTTCGGTTAAAGCCGTATGCCTGATTGCTGAAGCTATTCAGATATCGTGTGCGCAGTGCGTCGGTGCTTTCCTCATCCTCGCCGTTTATGCTGATGCTTGTCAGCGCCGCCGCCGTCAGGCCGTCGATATAGTCAATCGGTATCAGCTGGCCTAAATAGTTGCCGGGGTCTGCACCTGCCGTTTCACAGGTAAGATAGAATTTGTTATCTTCAATCTTTTCGGTAACAGCCCAGTTGTATTTATCGCAGCTGAAACGCGCACCGATGGGCACGTTCATATTGAACACGCCCACGCCGACCGCGTATGTTGCAGGTAGCGGCGCGATTCCGCGTTCCGCACAGCGCTTTATCAGGTATTCGCGGCTTGCGGTATCGGCAAACGTTTCATTTAGAACGCTGTCCAGCGCGATATACAGCATTGCGCTTTCAAGCGAATTCGGCGCAAGGGCATCGTAGATTATAGACCCCTCGCGTTTGTCCAAATACGACGCGACGCGTGCAAGCTTTTCCTGCAATATCGCTTCATAGGTTTTATCTTCGTACATCCGTAGTCACCTCCGTTTCGCCAAAAACGCTATGCACGGTAAATATCACATGCACAGCGTTCTTTTTTGTTTCAAATTTGAAATTATCAACCGCCGTTATGCGGTCGTCCTGTAACAGCGCATCGCTTATGCGGCGCTTGATTTCCGATAAAACGTATTCTTTCGGCTGGCCTATAAAGCCGTCAAGCTCCGCGCCGTAGTTCCATGAATAAATCAGGTGCGCGAAACGTTCTGTGCTCAGTGCCAGATACACGGCCTGTTTTACCGCTTCAAGGCCGTCCACCTTGCCGCGTATTCTCCCGTTCTCGGCATCAAGCGCGTAAGTTAATGAAGGCTGTGTTTCGTCTTCCAGTGTCAACAGTTCATCATCAGCAACAGGTATCATGCCGGTGTCACCACCCTATCTAAAATAATGAATTTCTGCCCGCCGTCGGCACGCAGCAGTATAACGCGTTCGCCCGTTTTCAGGCCGTAATGCAGCTGGTATTTTTTCTTTTCGCCGCCCTCCGGCGTGATATACACCGAATGATCGCGCACGGCGTTTGTAAGCATCAATTGCGCCGCCGTCAGCTCAAGCTTTTGATCTATCTGCACCTTAAGCGGCGATACGCTGTTTACAGTGCCCAGCACGAGCGCAAACGGCTTTGATGCTCTAACCGCCTCCATCGCTGCGCGTTTTACGTCGTTCAGAAACGGTGCAAAATCAGCTGACAAATTGTCCACCTCTCAATTTCAAGTCCATTAGGTGCTGCCCGTTCGTGAAATTGTGCGTCACACTTTCGACCATAAGATAGCTTTGCACGTTGATATCGCCAAGCCCCAGCTTTACAATGACGCTTGAGCCGCCGCGCACACGGATATCGCCAAGCGCGTTTGATACGGATAATGTGCGCGTCAGCGAATTATACAGCTTTAACAGCGCTTCGGCCTTTGCTGCGCCCGATGTGGATAATTCAACGCTGTCGGTGTATTGCAGCAAGCCCCAGCGGTTTATATTCGCACTATCCTTTGCAATGAATACTTCGCGCTTGCCGCTGTCCTGATTTTCAAACGTTATCTTGATTTGATTGTACGTCTGATCGTCGATTGATGTGGTATACGAATAATCGCCGATAGTATCAGCGTCTATCAGCAAATCAAGCTTCATGCTCTCGATGTTCTTAAGCGTCAGCTTGCCAACATCGTCGTACAGTACATATAGTTTTGTTTTTGCCTGTAGCGTTTCGTCAAGCGCGTTTTGCACGATATCGAACAACGTGCTATCGTCTTCGGTACGTGAACCGATAACATATCCCGTATCTTCAAGCGTTCCGACTTTTAAATTAAAGTCATCGGCTATCATGCGGATTACTTCGTTCGCCTTTTTATTGGAATAAACGTAGGTATCTTTATTCTTGAAGTATCGCAGCTGATCGTATGCGGTAACTTCAATCACATTCGGCGACGTACCCGAACGGCTTTTTTTAAATACAAAGCCATAGAACAAATCAACGCCATCAATTGTCAGCTTTACCGGGTTACCTTCGGCGAAAGATATCACATCGTCCTTTATAACGGAAAATGTCAGTTTACCGGGCGTTCCCTTGCGTTCCCACATAAGCTTTACGTCTTCGGCAACAATGGGATAATAGATGGTGCTGTCACGCTGTATCAAAATGTCAACTTTCACGGGATAGTCAACACCTGCCCTACGTAGATCAGATTAGGATTGCTGATCTTGTCCTTGTTGGCATTGTAAATTTTCGTGTACTGTGCACCGTTGCCGTAATACTTCTTTGCGATAGTCCACAGGCAGTCACCGCTTTTAACGGTGTAGGTCTTTGCGGTCGGCTTGCCGGAAGTCTCACGCGGTGTTTCGGTTTTCAGCGTTGATTTGCTGCTGTTATCGGGCTTCGTAACCGTTACTTTCTTCGTCGCATAGTCAATATACTGTTTCAGATTTATGCTTACAGTTACGTCAAAGCCGTCTGTAGCGTCCTCTGACACCGTGTAATCTTCAAGGCTTACTTTTATGTTCGTATCGTAAAGCTTGTCACCTGACGGCGATACGCGGCTTACGATGAAGCGAAACGGCTTCTTTCCCGTCATATAGCTTTCAAGGATGCCTAAGTAATAATCCGGCTGGTGATATTCCGATGCGAAAGAATACTGCTCAAGCATCGGCAGCAGCATTTCAAAGCTGATTTCCGTTAAGCCGGGCGAACGAAGAAAATTAATATCTCCCTCGTTCACCAGCGTCAGCGTTTTATTGTTGCCTTTGATTTTAACGGACAGCTTCGACGGGGTAACAGGCAGCTGCATATCATCGAAAAAGAAACTATACATTATGCGTGTACCCCCTCTGCTGCGACGGTAAGGGCTTCGGCAAAGCCGTCAGTCAGAACGCGCAGAACACCGTCTAAATCCATGTCCGAAGAGATTCTGTTCGTCATACCCGTCATGTCGATTTTAACCTCTGCCGTTGTGAAACGGTTGATTGCTTCCTGCTCGGCGAGATCGCGCAGATACTTCAAATCTTCGCTTGTGTTTTTCAGCGAAGATGCCGCACTACCTGTATTCTCCGCTGTGGCTTCCGTGTTGGCTGCTGTTTTAGCTGCATAATCAGCTGCGCTACCTGCACCTGATATTTTGCTTGTAAGGTTTTGCCCAAAATTATAACCGGCATTACGCGCAGCACCTAAATTAATAGTGGAAAAGCCGCGCTGAAACGCATCGACGAAATCAATATATTCCTGCCTTTTGGATTGATGCTCTGCTGCTTTTTCTGCAAATCCGCTTGCTGCGCTGCGTAAGCCCGAAACATCTATATTTACGAAAGGCAATTTGTTCAGTCCTTCAGCAATTTCAGCTATTACCGTTGTCGCTACCCTTAGCAAATTCCAAAACACAGCCTGTACACCGTGTATAGCATTGTTAAACGCTATACCGATGTTAGCAGCAACGGCGGTAGCAGCTGTGAAAATGCCTATAAACACATCAGCAATAAATGCACCCGCCACTGCAAAAGCGGCGCAAATCGAACCTATAACAGATGTAGTTTCTCCTGCTGCCTTTCTTTCCTTGTTAATTACTGCCGCTATCAGCGATATTATAACGATGATTGCCATAATAATAAGCGCCAACGGATTAAGCGCTAATACCGCATTTAGCGCGGCCTGTGCAATCGTTACGGCTTTAGTTATTACATAAAAGGCAGAAAACCATATGTAAGCACCCTTTGTAACCAGCAGCCACACGCCGAATGCTGCCGCGATGCCTAATACAATCGGTGCGATAATTGACCAGTTTTTAGCTACAAACTGCGCTATTGCACTGATGAGCTTGAACACCGGCGTTAGCACACGCATTATAACGTTTGAAACGACCGTCCATATCTGCGACCATGTATACGGCATTTTACTGAATCTTTTATCTATTTCGTCCGCGCTTGCAATCATTGCGTTTTTGACAATTTCGGCAGTTATCTGCCCATCTGCTGCCATATCACGAATTTTGCCTAACGGAACATCAAGATAGTCAGCTACAGTTTGAATAAGCGGTGTAGATTGTTCAAAAATCGAATTCAATTCCTCGCCGCGCAGGACACCGGAGGCCATAGCCTGAGTTAGCTGCAAGGTTGCGGCTTTTTGCGCTTCAGAATTCGCATTACCGATAACGAATAGTTTATTAACGCTTTCGGAAAAGCGCAGCAGTTCATCAGTGTTAGCAAACGCGCCCTTTGCACCTACACCGGCATTCGTGCCCATATCGGTTACAAACTTAGCCGTATCCAAATATCCGGCGCGTGAACGGTTAGCAAGTGAATAGATCGCGTCATTCATCTGGCTTGCCGCCGCATCGCTGCCGGTAAGCATCTTCATTCGGCCTTGCGCCTGTGTAAGATTATCGGATAATTCAACAGCTTTTTTTATAGCTGCGACACCGCCGACAGCTGCCATGATTTTTCTGAATTTTGATGCTGTTTTATCGGCAGTATTACCGGCTCTTTCAGTTTTTTCTTCAATATCATCGATAGCAGCGCCCATTTTTGCCAGTTCGTCACGTGCAGCTTTCAGCGCCTTTGTATCAACAGGCTTGCGCGTTGCTTTCTGCATCTGCTCCATGCTGCTGATAACAAGGTTCATCGCCCTGTTTATGCTGCGCAGGGGCTTTGTCATCGCGTCCTGTATCGATAATACTGTTTTGATAGTGGCCATAATCGACCCCCTTTTTAACGGAAGCGCCGTAGCAGACCCCGTTTACTTCGGCGCTTATTTCTTCTTTATTTTGGCCGCTTCTTTTCTTTCCTGTTCGACCTTGCGGTCTATCGCCGCGATAACAAATGCCTGCTCCTGCGGCGACAGTTCAAGAAAAACATGCGGTGCCCAGCGGAATTTGTGAAGGCAATAATAAGCATAGTTTGCTTCGGGGTCGCCCTCATCAATTAGTTTTTTGCTTCTTCAACAAGCTCCTCGCCGGTTTTAAAGCCGCACTGCTCTATTATCTTTACGGTGTAATCGTCAAACTCGGCAGGTGTAAGCATAGCGACGATAAGGTTATCTGCGCTTCTTACATGATACGAATTCTGTAATTCACTGTCGTTCAGGTTCGGGAACACGGTGCAACATGCAGCCAGCTTTGCGGTATATGCCGCCTCGTCAAATTCCTGCGTGGTCTGTCCCTTGCGTCCACCGCGAACGGGAACGGTGCGCATACACGTTTTACGCAGTTCCGCGTTTTCTGCTGCCGTGATGCACTTTACTTCCCATTCAATAGCGTCGCCGTTTTCGTCCACAAATCGGTCGGAAACGGCGTACTTTATGTTATCAATTTTCTTTGCGTTTTCAGCAAGAAACGCGGAAAGCGAATTAGCCATGTATTATCCTTTCTTTACTGCATGCCGTTAAGCAGGTTGAATTTTTCGGGCATCTCCCAATCGTCAAACGTGCCCTCGATATCCTCATCAAGCGTCTCGGCATCGGCATCAAATTTGGTAAGCGTACCGCCCTTGAAATAGCAGTTTTTCAAGATGATCGTCTGCCTGCCGTTAGAAGCTGTGGGATCTTCGTTGGTTACCTGGATATCAAAGCGAGGTAGTTTGCCGGTGCGCTTGTATTCCAGCATCATTTCCCTGAAAACAGACTGGTTATACTGCGCATTGCCCGACCATGTACCCGTCCAGCCGGTGGGCTTGTTGCCCTTGCCGGACTTGCCGAGAATGGGAACCTCAACAAGATTTATCTCCGCACTTGCTTCAAAGGATACGAAGTTTATCATTCGGTATCTGTTGCCGTCAGCAAGCGTAATAAATGCCTCGGCCTGTGCACCGGCTATCGCATCGAGCGCGTCCATATGAATACGATCCATAATTTATCCCCTTTCTTACATAATCACGATGGACATATAAAGCTGTTCCATCGCGTTGATAATGTTCAGGTCTTTGATCGTGCACAGAACGGAGCGCTTTGTCTCGCCCTGTTCCACAGTCACGCTATCAGGTTCAAAGTTTTCGATTGCGCGAATATTCTCAAGCGCCTGATGCAGCTTGCAAATATCATTCCACAGCGAAATGCGGCCTGCCGCGTCGTTTGCGACAACACCGAGATAGCGCGTGTTGAACAGCACCGCCGCATCGTTGGCTATCTGATCGCATACCCTGATAGTCTGATTGTTCTTGAAGATATCGCCCTTTGTTTCCGATGTGGTAGTGAGGGAGTTTATATCCTCCAGTACGCGAACATCGCCGTTTACGTTGTGCATAACAAAACGCCCGGCTTCGATATCTGCCGCAAGATCGGCCTGCGTCTTGTCAACATCAATGTTCAGCTCGCCATCGTATTTCTTGTTAGTGTTGGATTTGTTCACAGCGCATCCGGCAGAGGCGCCGGTGACCCAGTAAACAAGTGCATACTGGCCGATGCCTGCAACGTTCGACGGGTAATCAGCCGCCTTGCTTGCAACTTCGATGACTCCCTCATAGTCGGCAATTTTCGCATTGGCAGACAGGTTGAAAATAACCGTCTGAAACTTTGCGCCGACTTCATCGCGCATACGCTTTGTGTAATTCATGTATAGCTTTGCAGTGGTAGTATCATCGGTAGGACAACCGAGCGTGTTAAAGCTGTAGCTTTCAAACTTATCAAGCGCCGCCTGATGTGCCGCTGCATTGGCAGTGCCGTTAATGCCGCCGCTGAGTGCGGTTTTAGTCGTTACTTCAAGCGTTGCATTAGTTTTCCATGTAACAAAGTCGTTGTCTTTCAGCGCCGTTGCCGCCGCTACGGTCTGCGCATCGAGCAGCGTAGTATCGTAATACAGGCTTACATCGAACATACTTGTATTATCGGCGTTTGCAGCAATAACTACATACAGCTTGTTGCCGGCAGTGCCCGTGTATTTGGCCGTGCAGAACGTGTTAGCAGCCTTTGCGCCGCCGCCGTTAAGACGGTACGCATACAGCGTCTGTGCATTCATGAACAGCTCGCGCAGCGGCAGCATTTCATCATCGTTGTAGTTGTGGCCGAACAGTTTCAGGCAGTTTTTCTGAAAATCAGCGCTTGTAACAGTAAAAACCTTACCATCAATGCCCCAGTCCAGCATCAGCGGCATAGCCACATAGCCCCTGTCGGACAGTGCAGCCGACGCTTTCGCGGTGCTGGCGAAATTGATGTATGTACCCGGCAGTACCTTATTTTGAACAGTCCACAGACCGCCACCAAGTGCCATATTAATTTACCTTGCCTTTCATATAGTTTTTAATAGCAGCATCGACGGCATCAATTGTATATTCGCCGTCGTCATCCAGCAGCGCACCGACAAGATCGCGCCGCTTTGCGTAGCGTTTGGATGATAGCAGCTGCTGCTTTGTATAGGTTATCGGTGCGGCTTTTGCCGCCTTTTTATCCTTCATTTGCTTCACCCTGTTTGATTTTTAATTCATCCATTGTGGTATCGTAGTAAGGCGCATACACGAAGTGATTGTAAGATATGAAGAAATGCAACGCATCGTCTGTTATTTCCGACGACATATCCACGCCGCGCACCTTATCGCCGGACGGAAGCGCTATGACTTCAAGCACCTTGCACAGCTTATCTGAAACGCTGTAGCATTCCTCGCGCTCCGTTTCGGGGAAATAGATAATATCAAAGCGCGGCAGGTTTTTATGCCTCTGCATCGGGCGCACCTGTGTTTGAAACGACACCATACGCACGATAAAAGCAGGAACATTAAGTCCCTGCTTCACTTCGTTTGATGTTATCATGCTGTCCGGGAACGCCTTGCGCAGGGCAAGCGTTATGCCATCAAGTATAATGTTTGTGTTGATTTCAGCCATTCAGCACCTCGTGTAGTTTCTTGTTAATCATCCGCTGCAACACAACCGGTGAAATCTGCTTTAGCTGTTCTTCGGAAATGGTCAGCATATACCGACCCTCGACCCAGCCGCCGCTTTTTGTGCGGTGTCCGAATTCAACATAGGATGCATATTCGACTGGATTGATGATTTGAATTTTGTAATAGTCGCCAACTTTACGCACCGGCAAGCTTGCGGCATATTCTTTAGCCGGTTCTCCGCGCTTGCCCGTGCCGCTTGCTGCTTCATCATGTGTTTTTGAAGTCCAACCGCGCCGCAATGTACCGCCCATTTTGACGGTATGCCTGACAACCTTTGTCTTGCCAGTGTCATACCTGTGTCTTTTACCTGCTATATCGTCCGTTCCGTCTTCGCGCCAATAATCGTATATTTTTTTGGTTTCATACGTATATTTATTTTTTCCAACCGGCGTTGCCGGAATAACGAGAGCCAAAAGTCGCGCCGCTAATTCCTTGCTGCACTTAATACACAGTTCTTCAATATCGGCATCCGTCAGCTTTTCAAGCCTTTCGGCGTATTCTTTCAGTTGATCGAATTTACAATTTCCCCACTTAGCCATTATGCGTAATCCTCGAACGGTATCAGCATGATTTCCTGATGATATTTGTATATCGCCGGTTCGCCCGAACGTGCGTATGCGTTGGTAACGCCGTTTTGCGTAACGACGATCTTAGCGCCTGCCGGTATATCCAGCGTACTATCAATGAACAGCTTCACCGACTGCTGAATTATCGGCGCACCGTTTGCGTCGCCCGTGCTTTGTATGCTTTCAAACGACAGGCGGCAAGGCTGCTTTTCAAGCTTCAGAACCTCTTTAACTTCGTCCCTGCCTGTTTTGCCGTTTACGGTATATTCCTGCATATACACGTCGCAAACGCCGCGCCACAGACTTTGCAGTGCTGTTTCACGTGTAGCCATTTACCACACCAGCTTTCTATACGCGGCTATCACTTCCGCACTGGGATTTATCATTTTACTGATAACCGCATTAAACTGGTCTTCGGCTGAACCTGCATCAGATATTGCAAACGTGACCGATGTATCGCCTTCCGATACGCTTTTTACAGGCGCATCAAACGTATATGTATCGCCTAACGCGCCTGTAGCTTTCTTGTCGGCAAGGAACATACCAACGGCCATATCGACCCATACATATTCAAGACCTTCAGGCACTTGCTTCTGATTTGTCTGCGCTATCAGATACGCTTCGGCGCGGCGTATGTTATACTCAAGCGTCGAATTATCATCATCCGTCACTTTATATCCAAACGCCGCTAAACGTTCCTTTGCGGTCGAAAGTATGTCCATGTTGCGCCTCCTTATGCGATGGTGTACCAGCCCTTAGTCTTCGGGTTATCACCGCTCTCGGGCGTGACTGCGACGTAACCCAGGCCGACTTTGGCGTAATAGGTAGTACCGCTGGTAACGGTGGTTTCCGACGCTGCGGTTGCAGTGCCCTTGAAAATCTTTACATCCTTAGTCTCATCGGTAAGTGCTGCAATGTAGTACTTACGAGAATAGATGCTGTTTTCACGGGTATTGGGATCGCGTTCTGTTTCGGTCTCCGTGCCCTTCTTGTTAAACAGCGTTACAGCTTCCTTGGTTGCCATGTAGATAGAACCGGCGGTTGCATCTTTCTTGGTGTAGATGTTTACACCGGCCACACTGCCGACATAGCCGTTTTTAGCGAATGCTTCAACATACTGCAAGGTGTCCTTAAGCTCCTTGCGCAGCTCGGCCACATCGGCAGGGCAGACAAACGCGAAAATGGTCACGTCTTCAAGGTTCTCAAGGGCAAGAATAGACTGTGCATCTGCAAAAGCGCCGAAATCAAACTTGCTGACAACGGCAACCTGCGTAGCCTTTGCAAACTCGCCGTAAATATCCTTGTTGACGGTGTTGAACATGTCAGTGCCCATGTGCTTAGCGCCAACGGGTACAAGCTGCGGATCGGTCATGGTCTGCTCGTCGTAGTATTTGAAACGGTTCTGCGCAAGCTGAATGCGATATTCATGCGGAGTATAGCTGACTTCGATGCTTTTGGTGTTGCCAGCGCCCATAGCCAGCTTTTCAGTTCCGTCGGTTGCTTTGTAAACGTTGATTTTACGCAGCATACCGGCAGTACCCTCAAGGGTGTTATCTACAGTACAGAACGACTGTAGATCAAGGTGCGAATTGTACTGATCTTCGATTTCATTCGACAGATAAAAATTGTCATAAATCCGATGTGCCATTAATTAGTTCCTCCATATAGTTTTTTGTATTCTTCGGGGTTTTTCTGCGAAAAGTTGAAGCGTTCGACCGGCGACAGCTTTCTAAAGCTTTCAAGCGTCATGCCGCCGTTAGGTTCGCCGCCCTTTTCGCCCGGCTTAAAGCCGTTAAATTTCTGCTGCTGCTTTTCGGTTTCAAACATAAACGCGCTATCGGAAGCGGTTGTAAGCTTCTTAAGCTGCTCGGCCAGCCCTTTGACTGTGCCATCTTCATCAAGCTCTGCTTTATCAAGATCAAGTAGCGCCTTTACCGCCTTAACGTTTTTAGCCTTTGCGCTCGCCACGGCCATATCAACGGCAGTATCGATTTTCAGGCGCTTTATCTCCGCTGCGTGGGCTTTTTCCGCGTCAGCGTTGTCCTGCTGTAGCTTGCTTATCTGATCTTTCAGCGCGGCCACGTCGCCGGTGGATGCTTTCAGCGTTTCAAGCTGCTTGTCGCGGTCTTTTACAGTGCCGTTAAGCTGTGTAACCGTCGCTTCAAGCTCCTTGACCTTACCGGCCTTTTCGTTGAAGTCTGCACGCGATACAAAGTCCTTGCCGAGAGCCTGCGCCGCCGCATTGTCCATATCATCCGTGTAAACGTCGCCTATGATGTCCTTTAACCATTGCAGTTTCATGTTTACGTCCTTTCTGCGCCGTTCCTTTTTATCGAGCCAGTCCTCGTATTCAGCGCCGCCCTGCTTGTTATCCGCCGGGCACGCGGTAAAATGGGTATGAAAAAAGCAGCCCGCGAATTAACGCTTGACTGCTTCGATCATTAAGTTGTTGGTTTTTGGCATGAAAAAAGCACCGTTTTTAACGATGCTTCTATCTTATCATTGCTAATCTTCGATTATTTCCCAACGGCCGCCTTCGCTGCTACCGTCAAGCGGTGCGGGATTTGTCATTGAATATAAATAATCTTCGCCACTGTCATCAATTACTCTGTAAAATCCATCTTCTTCTGTGGCTTCGTATATTTTCCCGTCCGTTAGGCTATCAACGCCGAAAGACTCTCCAACATAACGCAATTTCATTTCTTTTTCTCCGTTCTGTTTTTCAGTTTCACATCATGCTGTATGCCGTCATCGCGTTCATACCAATGAACATCGAAAACATACTTTGCACTGTTTATCTTTCCAGCTTGCTTTTTCCACTCGTCAGCAGACCCACCGTAGTTGCGAATAAGACGTTTAATATCGCCGATAGCCTCGTCGCTGCCTTTGCCTGCTATAGTCGTAATTTTTGAAAACTTTGTGTTTTGGGGTATAAAATTCTTTTCCCCTTTCCACTCGTAACTTAGTTTGTTTTGCAGATGCCTTGTACTTGTGGGTATTATACCACTTTTCGTTGATTTTTCAAGCGGTTTAACGGTTTTAGCAAGCCCCGTTTGCTTTGCCGCCCACTGCTTATAGGTCATGCTGCCCGGCACGGTGTATGTCTTGCCCGTCTTGGGGTCTCGCGCCCAGCGTTCGGCGATATCGTCCATATCGTCAAAGTACGGCGCTGTTGTGCCCCTGCACCACGGGTGAAACGGTGGAGCTGTTACGCCTATAGCGTATTCGGACATGGGGTATACCTTGCCGTCAAGCTGTGCGCACAGGCCGCATGTTTTACCGTCAAGCGTTTCAACGATGATGTACTTTTCAACATCAAGATCTTTGAAACAGTCCTTGCGTGCTATGTTGGCAAATGCCGCGCTTTCCGTCATCACCAGCCGCCCGGCCTGTGATTTAGATACCTTGAAACGGTCGGCAATGGCCTTGATTGTGTTATCTGGTGCAGCGCCACGCATTACCATTTGTGTTATCTGCGTGTTAACGGTATTCACAAGCGCCTGTTTATTCGCCCATATGCGATCACTGAACGTCTGCTTGTCCAGCGTCCACGGGCGAGACAACACCTTTTCTATCACATTTTCATCTATCGCATGAAGCGTCCAGCCTACGCCTACGCCCTTTTGCAGTTCAAATGCAGTGTGGTAGTAGCTCGATTTGTAAACTCCCTCCGAAACGCTTTTGACGGTCTCTGCTTGCTTTGCGGCTAAAGCTTCGGCCTGCTGCTGTAACTGAAGCTTTATAGCTTCCAGCCGCGATATATGAACACGCGCCGATGCATTTTCAAGCTGCTTTATCCATGCACCGTTAACGGCATTTTCTTTGCCGTATTTGATGTATTCTTCGACAGTCCACTTGAATTCTTCAAGCTCCTGCGAATTAAGCAGCTTCCGTGCATCGTTCAGCGATATTTCGTTGTTTTTCGCAAATCGCTGATACCAGTGCGCTATATCCGTTTCAATATCGCGTATGGCCTTATCGTATTGGCGTTCAAGGTTCTGAACGTATTCATAGCCGGTATCTAATAGCGCGTCCTCAAGGATGCGCATGCGGTTAGCCCAGTATGCATCATTCTTCATCTATCGTTGGTGCGCCGTCATCGGCGTTCTGATTATTCCGCGCCATTTCAAACGCCGCTCTGTAGGGGTCTGCTTCTTCCTTCTGCTTTTCAAGCTTCTTAAGCTCGGCGGCAGGGTCTTTTACCCAAGGATGCATGGAAACTATCGTATCGTCGGATATGATGCCGACGGACGCAGCACAATTGCTGATAGCTTCAGTTTCGTTAATCAGCACATCGCGGTTAAATATCACTTCTACATTCTCGGAGGCATCGACCGCCTGACCCTTACTTGCAAGATAGGTGTTCACAAACCACAGGATTTCTTCAAATGCTGCCTGTAATTCAACCTCTGTGTCATTCGCATCAAGGTCAATGTCCGAGTACATCGACTGTATGTTCATCTGATTAGGCGAATTCGACATGCGATCGTCTTTTGCATCGTAGCTGCGTAGATTTTCTATCAGTGACTTTTTCAGCAGATCAAGTATTGTTTTATAGTTTTCGGCATTTACCGTGATTTCAAGGCTATCAACACCGCCGTCAACACCCTCGACCGTGCGCACCTTTACAGTGCCGTAAGTGCTGAGGTTCTTGCGGAATTCGCCCAAATCCTGGCCGTCGTAGTTTTTTAGGACAAGCACAGTATTTCGTGCGTCTTCCTGCATGTTGTTTACAAAGTCGCTTTCAATCAGGTTGATAGCGTCCTGTAACGATCTACAGCGGCGTATGAGCGGAATTTCCTGCGCGTTATACTTTATGGGTATCAAGGGGAAATGCGCCCAATTGTAGCCCTCTGTGCTGCCGCTGGCATCGGTAAGCGTTATATAGCTTTGCTTTGTGCTGTCTGGCGTAAGCGTACCGTTTTCAAAGATGTACGTTGCCACGCCGTCCGGCTTAAAAACATCGGCCTTTTCGATTATTTTCTTTTCGCTTGCGTAATACACTTCTACCTGATACAACCTTATAGCCGCATCAAGCACCGTGTGTTCCGCATCTGCCCAAAACGGCAGGATTTCATAGCCAGGAAACAGCTTAAACGCTAACTGCCCCGTTCTATCGTAATACGGGTACAGCCAGCTAATACCGCTGTTGAAGCTTTCAATAACAGCATTTTTTATCGTCCGCATGAAGCGTGCGCCCAGCACCTTTTTAAGCGCATCAAGGTACGTTTCGTTTTTGCCTGCGAACGTTATAGGCTTGCCAACTATGTAATTCTTTTTAACATCGGCATGCTTTGCATACTGGTTATCAACGATCTTGTTATTGGGCAGATTATCAACCGCTACAAGCTGGCCGTCTTCACCTATGCTTGTACGCTGTCGGCGTAGAATATCCTGATCACCGCTGTAGTACCGTGCGCCGTCAAGCATTTCTCTTCGCGCTTCGGAGCAGCGCCAAGCCTCCAATTCACGCGCAAAAAATTGTGCTTCGGACATTGGCTGATTGGCTTTAATGCGGTAATTCCACAATTCTTGTTCTATCGGTTCGTTGAATAAAGGCATATAATATCCCCTTTAAAAGCTAAATCTTGATGGTGCAAATGCTGCACGCACAAAATAACGGGTGCTGTCCATGCAGTTATGAACAATCACACCGTCATTTACAGAAAAATTGTGATATTTTTCTACTTCCATGTTATATACCGGCGCTTTGCCGGTTTTCTTTATATCTTGTATACCCACATAATTTATGTGCGCATTGTGGGGAACAGGTTTTCTTGTTTGCATATCTATTAACAACAAATTCACCCCCGCATATCACACAGTGACGTGTTTCATTGTCTACGCCGCTTTGATACCTTGCTTTTGTTCTACAGGCATTAGAACAATATTTGTTTTGCCCTAATGGTTTTTTAAAAAAGTGCTTTCCACAGCATTTACACACAAACTCTTTTTCGCTAAGATTAGCTGTTATGCGTTTGGCATGTTCAGAATGCCAACGCCGCCCTTCATCGCTACTGTGCCATTCAGCAGCTTTGGGGGCGGCGTTCTTTATAAGATTTTCGCGGATTTCGTCATAATGTTCTATGGCGCGTTTTGAGGAATGATACTTCAAGTGAGTATGTTCTTTTACACATTTCAGGTTTTGAATATCATTGTTATCTTTATCGCCATCCGCGTGATGAATATGATAACCATCGGGGATATCCCCGTTATAATAGCGCCACACATAACAGTGCAGTCTTTCACGACGCACACCGTCTGTTTTCCGTGTAGCAAGAAAATACCCGGTTTTTAAGTCTTTGCGAAACTTAAAACCATCAAAACAAGCTAATCTTTTATCCTGGCTGTATTCTACTTTCATTTTCATTACCCCCAATACAAGCAATCACATCATTGCTGCGCAGGTCTTTGACTGCCACCCAGCCGCGTTTCGTCAAAACTGGATGATCGGCAGTCGCTTTAATCGTCTTTCCGTTATTCAGATTTATTTCGTAAATTTCGGCGTTTTCTTGCGTCATACGGACGTTATGAAAATGCCCTATTTGTACTGTCTCGCCGTCAGTGCAATAAACATTGCCGGTTTTGCCTACAAGCTTGCTTATGGGAATTGCACCATCAACAGTATCAACAAGTGTATCACCTGTTAGGCAGTGGTCATTTGTCTTTAGCGGCCTGTCTTCTGCGGCCTTTTCATCCCAGCGATACAGGCCGAATTCGCTTATGCAGTCCTTGCAGCAGTCGTTAAATAAAATATCACCGGCGTTTAAATGCGTCGCCACGTCGCGTATGCCGTCGATAACCCGGTTGCTGGCCTGTTCCACCATAAAGCGCCCGTGACGGCGTATGACCTCGATAAACGACGCTGCCGACGGATCAACGATTATCTTTCTAATAGGCAGGTCACCGGCTAACGCTTCAATGGCTGCATAATGTTCTTCGTCTGTGCGCTGCCGCTGCTGCTTGCGCCCGTCGTAGTAGTATTCACGTATACAATACCATTTGCCATCACAGCGCCCCCACAGTTCAGCCGCCGTAGGGTTAAGTGTGCCATAGTCGCACGATATCATGTAATCGGTGTACGGGCGGTCTACAGTCGGCACAATATGCTTATCCTTATCGAACATCGTGTAAATAAGCCCCTCCGCCACCACCCACAGGCCCCGAATAAAGCGATCATAGAAAACGCCAGAGTAAAGGCTTTCATACCTTGCCTTGACTGAGGCGGAGAGGCTGAGGTTGTCATCCATGGTGAAATGGAGGTGCAGCATTTTCCGCCTGCTGGCCTCCAGCACCCACTTGGTATAAAACCAATGGCCGGGGCCCTCCGGGTTGCAGTTAAACCACAGCTTGGCCCCCTCAACAGAGCAGCGGGCCGTAGCCTGGTTGACAAAGCTCTCCGGCATCAGGGCCACCTCATCCAGCAGGATGCCTGCCAGTGTGATGCCCTGGATGAGTGCGGCGCTGCTTTCGTCCTTGCCGCCGAACAGGTAAAAGCTGTTACTCTTGCCGTTGGCGCTCACCACGATCTTGTTTTCAGTGCGGTGTTCCTTGAAAGAGAAAACGCCCGCCAGCCAGACGGGCAGATTGCTTGTCACATTGCGGCGCAGGCTCTCAATGGTCTTGCCGCAGATGGCAAAATTGCAGCCGTCAAAGCGGGTCATGGCCCACATGATAAAGCCCACCGTCATGGCCACTGTCTTGCCGGAGCGGATGGAGCCGTCACAGATGATGCCGTCATAGACATCAAAGCCGGGCCTATTCCACCAGGTCATGGCCAGGTTTTGCCGGGTGCTCAATCTCTGGTATTTCATCCGTGCCTATCTCCTCTCTGGTGCTTTGGTCAATGACCTCAAAGATGTTATTCTCTGGGGCCTCGCTGCCACCGTTCTTGCTGTCGAACATGCCCAGGTGCTTGGCCAGCAGCTCCAGGGCCTTGACCTTATCGTGCACCTTGACCTCCGTGCCATATTGCCCCTCCTTGATGGAGGCAATGGCCTTCCGCTTTTCATCCGACAGCTCAGAGGTGGGGGTGATGCGGACAATGCCATTTTGGTTGACGGTGGCGAAGTCAGCACCGTTAGCAAAGGCGATCGCAGCCAGCTCCTCAAGCACTTTTTCCTGGGTGATTTCCACCCGCTTTTGACGCTTGGCCTGCTGCTTTTGGATTTCGGCAGAAACTTGAGTTTTATTGAGTAGTTCCACGGCTATCCGGGAGGCGCTTTTTTCGCTATACCCGGCACGCTTGGCAGCCGCCGTGGCATTGAGGTCCACAAGGTATTCCTGCACAAATCGCTTTTGCTTTTCAGTTAGTTTTACCACATTTACCACCTCATGTTATTTACCCCCATGATAGTTTTCTAAATACCTCGCCGTACTGATGCTATCAGCGTACAGGCTTTCAAGTATCATTATCCTGCCTCGCAGCCGCGTCCAGTCGGACGTCTTGCAATCAGCCCGTGCAAGCTCTGATTTTAATTCGTTTATGCGTTTAAGCAGCAAACCGGCATTAGCGCGGTATTCTGTTGCCATGCGTTTAAGTGCTTCACTCATTCGGCTGTTACCTGAAAAAAGTTATAAAATAAGCAAGCAGCATATTTCAGCTGCCTGCTTACTCGCGGCGGGAGCGCGGAAAGGGAACGTGGAATTTAAGAAAGGAAGGAAAGGAGGTTCTATGACAAAAAATAGAGAAAATGTCCGCGAGCCGCCCCCACCGCCGGAAAGGAAAAGAGGGATAAGGAGATAACAAATAGTCTATCTATTACATTTCCACAATATCATTTTACCACAGATTATGGGCTGTTTTTTCGCATCTTTTTTGCATCTCTTTTCAAATTGAAACATATCCCAGCTCAAGTGCTATCTTCAAAAGCACATCGTTTATATGCCTGTAAGCTGTTGCTTGGTTTACGTGCAAAATTTGCGCTGCACCTGTTACGGTGTAAGCCTGCTTCCAATAAACAAGCTCCACAAGCTTTCTATCGATGTCATCGGCATTTTTAAGCACATACTCAATTGCCTTGCAGCTGCGTTCCGTCTGCACCAAATAAGGGGATGTTGCAATACGAAGCGCGGTGTTTTCAGTGTCCCGGCTGACTTCCCCGCCGCCTTTACCGTCCGTATACTTTAGTGTTGCCGACGGTATCATATCAGCCCAATATTGCTGTATTTCATCTTTGTATTCGCGGTAATGTTCAAGCTGCCATTCCACCATACCCCGTACACGCGGTGATATTGATGATTTGTATTTAGGCATTTTGTTCCCTTTCTGTATTACCGACGCGGCCTGTAAACGATGCCGCTATATATGCGCGTGTCAACTCTGCCGCTTCATACTTGTTAGCACCGGCATCTAACGCGGCATGATAAAAAACCACGCACACTTCCGCTATAGCGCCTACGCCTTCAAGCGCTTCCTGAATTTCTGCTTTGGTCATTTTTGGCCTACTCATATACTCGCTCCTTTCGGTATCATGTGATAGACTTCGTAGTATAGTTGATCGGCGTTTTCGATTGTTCTGTTCTTGGCATAGTTACAACCGGCAGCCTCGATTGATTTGTAGAATTCTGCAATTTGCATGTTGCTTCGGGTATATTGCTGTTCACGATTTGAATTGATTATATAGGCGGCTATTATTTTGTTTTTGCGTTCAGCGCCTATAGCAGCGGTTATCATGCCTTTAGCGTGGAGGTCGTAGAGCTCACGGGCTTGGTAATATAGCAGCTCGTCAGCCGGTGATCGTTCGCCTTGTAAAGGCAAATTTTGAGCCGCTTGCAGGATGATGTTATTTGCAGTTATTGACAAATTGGCTATTTTGAACACCTCCGATTTTAGATTTTTTAATACAGGACAGGGGACGGGCGGGCACGCGGTTTCCCTATATAAGTGTTTCGTTTTCTTATATGGTGTACACCATACTCTATTTTACGGAATACTCTTTTTATATTACTTTACCTGTCCCCCTGTCCTGTAAAAGAGAAAAAAGATAGATAATTCAAGGGATTGAGCCACGGGACAGGGTACGGGACAGGGGTAGGACAGGTCTATACCCTGCCCCGTTTTTGCTGTGACTTTTGCACAAAACCAACGTATTTTGATTGTGCAAAACGTCAAAAAGGTAATTCGTTGATATTCTTGATAGCTCCCACTTTTTTCTGCCAACATCTTTGCCGACCATATTTCGCGGTATATTTTCTACCAATGTTTGTCCATTCAGGTATTGTAGCGACGATACGATAAATCTCTTGTGTCTCTTTCGGCGTTAAGTCTCTTTGGAAATCGCTGTCAGGAAATAGCGCCTCACATTTTAGCTCCTTAATGCATACGGTATCGCCCGGCGACTTCTCATCAAGGTACTTTTCAATAACGCCGATACGCCAATCATCCTCCATTGCTTCATCCTGCGCATGCTTGTATTCGGACAGCAGAGAACGATCTGCGAAAGCTGGCATTTTGTCTTGCTCAAATTTTACACGCGCTTCTGCCCAGCATTGAATAATATAGTCGCGGCATTCCTGCTCATGATCGTGTAGGTCATAACCATTGCTATTGACTGTTACGGGATAAAAACGACGGTTGCCGGTCTTGTCGCGTAAGAATTGTTCGTTATTTGTCGTGCCTATAAAGATGCACCGGCGCGGAAACTCCATTGCATTAACGTCGTAAGGCGGCCTGTATTTGTCGCGCTGCCGTGTTATGTAGGACTTGACGGCCTCCTGCTCTTTCGTTTTGGTAAGCGCAAGCAGCTCCGCGACCTCGCATATCCACGCGCCTTCTAATTGCTCTATGGCCTTTTGACCGTCCATTTCGGTTACTTCGGAAAAATAACTATCGTTAATGGCAAGCCATTTGACAAGCGTGGATTTGCCTTCGCCCTGCTTTGCACCGATGAGTACGGGAACATCATCAAACTTGCAGCCAGGCAGATAGAGCCGGTTAATGCCGCCGGCAAATATCAGGCGGCTGACCTCACGAGTGTAAGCGGTGTCTTCGACTTTCGCCCATTTAGCGAGAAAATGTATGCAACGTTCTTCTCCGTCCCATTCAAGAGTGTCAACTATGTCCTTTATCGGGTTATATTCGCGTTCCTTCCACAAAATGCGTAAAGCGTCAGAGTGTTTTTTGTCGCTGTACAGGCCGTAATTGGCTTCACAGAAATTTCGGCTTTGTGCCGCATCCGCGTCCGACCATCGGCATATTTCGCCGTTATGCGTGATCTCAGGTGAATTGCGCAGCACATTAAAACGAATGCTGCTATATTCCATTCTCCCGCGCATGATTTTAAGAAAATTGTCGATAGTCGGAACGGGTACGCCTTTGTCGTTTAAGCGTAGATCAAGGTCGTTTCTATCTTGCGCCTGTGATTTTTTAAAATCAGCTTCAAGTTGCTTGTCTTTTTGACGGTACGCGCCGAGCTGACGGTTAACGACTACTTTTGCACCAACTTCTGCCGCTCTTATCTGCATAAGCGCCTGTATGCGTTCGCGTTCTATCACGTCGGGGATATCAAACGAAACCAAAACGGAGTTTATAAGCTCGGCAGCGTCCATGTTTGCTATGGCTTCATCCGTTAATTGGTTGCAGTCAATCAGTTTCGTCATACTATCCCCCCTTATGAATATAGCATCAGCCGGTAAGCCGCACCGTCGATTTCCTTACAGGCAATGACGTAATGCTCGTCTAAAGGCTCTGTAGGGCTTTCAGGGGCATATTTGCACTTCCACTTATCAAGTGTAGCATATACCCATAAAAGGCGCTCATAGCGCTGCTGGAGTTCTTTTTCGGCTTGCTTGCATTTGTTATATTCCGTTATTGCCGCATTATAGGTTGCTGTGATCTCGCTGTCCTCGCGTAAAGTCATTTTGCGGTCGGCCACTATCGGTAAGTTGAAATCGTTAATCAGCTTTCGTGTAGACTGTTCAAAATCAAGGTTGAATAATTGGCCGGTAAAATTGATAATATCGCCTGACCAGCCACAGCCAAAGCAATGGGCGCTATGCCGGTTTTTGATTTTGAATGATGCCGTTTTCTCGGCGTGAAAAGGACATCTTGCAAAACCGGCGCGATTAAAATCAAGCCCGTAAGCTGTAGCGACAACAGCGAAATCAAGCATATCTTTTATTAATGCGCTTTTATGTTTTGCATTCACTTAGCATCATCCTTTCCAGCATTTCGCGCCCTTCACGATAAAGAATATCGTGTATCAGATTGCCGCTTGTGCGTTGATCGCAAAATATGATCTGGCAGCGGTAACGCGCCAACCACGCAAGCAGCGACGCAACAAACGCCTGCGGCTTCATCTGACTGCGATAGTTGCCGCTATAAGCATCCTCCCAGCATTGATTTTCGATAAGCAGATAGATCTTTGCGTCGGCAGCTTTGGCACGTTCAAATTCCCGTGCAAAGCGTGCACGGCCATTACAGAAGCATTGAGCTAATTCCGAAAAATCCATCTTGCGCTCTACGGCGGCGTTTAGCATCAGCCATTCGCCGCCTACAGAAAACTTCGCCGAGTAGTCGCCAAAATCGAGCTTACACCTTTCATAAAGGCAGTTCATGCTTTCCAATCGCGCTCTGAAGCGTGGTGTATCCTGTTCACGCGTATCTACCAATATCACCATGCCCCCGAGCGCTTCTTCGATTTCGCGTGGTGTCATGGGCTTTAGAACGGCAGGTCGCTATCATCATCGTCCATTGTTGTGAACGTCGCAGCCGGATAAGCGGATGTAGTATTGGCCTTTTTAAGAGGCTTGTCCTTCGGCATTTTGAAATTGCCGTCGCGTACGTCCTGCGCAGTGGTAACGGCGCAACATTTGGTTGTCCAGCCGGTATTGCCGTTATATTCCCATTCCTTATTACGGAACAGAACGCCGAGCCCCTTGCCCTTGAGTTTGGCTTCATCCCAATCCCAGTGGTAGCCGTTATTAGTTTCCTCAAGGCATGCTATAAGGTTGTTAAATGATTTCTTCTGACTGTCGAAATACTGATTGCTTTCGTTCGGGATGTTAATGCGATAGCAACCGCGCCATTTCTTATCATCGTTGATGTTTGCGCGATAGTCTGCCGCGAAAAAGCCTTTGTGTTCACCTTCAGCAACGTCGAAATCGATTTTCAGGACGCTGCCCCAATCGTAATCGATAACGCTTGCGTCCATGATCTTAGCTACATAGCCGCCTGCCGGGAGTGTTTCACGCGCTGTGGTGCGTTCTGCTTTAAAGCCGTTGTAAGATTTAATCATTGTTTACTTGTTCCTTTCTTGTTTCAATATTCAAGTGGGCAACTGACACCCACATATTTGTCAGGCTCGGCGCACACTTCGTTATTAAGCATGCACCTGTAAGTATTACATTTGTAGAAATAGCACTGTCGGCAGTTGATGTGCGCTTTGCCGGTCGTGTCTATCGGGAAAAATACCTTGACGGTTGCCGTACCCTCTACATAACCGGGTACACCGTTTTCAAACTTAGCCATATCATAGCCCCCAGTACTCGCGGATTGTTTGATCGACGGATTTTAAATCGTTCTCGATCTCAAGCTCAAACATGCCCTCCGGCGACTTGCTTATATCGCTGCCGTCAGACTGCGTGATAAACATATGCTTACCGTCGCGGACTACACATCGCAGCACGATAGTTGCCATGCCTTCAATGCATACTTTTTCATTCAACAGTTTGCCAATTGTGCGTATTTTGGTCTCGCCGTAGTCGCTTGTGTCTTCGTGAACGACTATGTATACAATGACATCTTCGGGCAGCTCGTTTTTAATGAACATCAGCAGTCCCCAAAAGCTATCGGCAATGCTGTTATACAGATCGAATGAGCTTGATCCGCTTTTCGGCGCCGAGTGGCCTTGCATAAAAGCGTTAGTCATTAGATAACCGCTATCGTCGATGACTGCCGTTTTTACCGGCATCTTTTTCAGGCCGTTCATGATCTTAACAGGATTGTCGCTGACCATCGTATACTTAAATTTTTTTCGAAACGGCAAGCGTTTTGCGATGACGTTAACAAGAAAAATTTCGTCCTCGCCAAAATTCAAAAGGCTTCGGCTTTTTCCGCTGCCGGATTTACCGTAAACAATAACGCATTCTCCCATATGGTTTATGCACCTCCCCTGCGTCCTCTGCGTTTATAACCTCTGCGCCGATAAGCTCGGCAAGTTCTTCGGTCGGTAAATCGTTGATTTCTTCTCTAAAGCAATCGGGGCACAAACGCCGACCGTTGGAAATGTACATTAAATCGTCGCCGTAAAACCAGCCGTCGCATTCCTGGCATATGCAATCGGGGGCAGGAAAATCAGGCGGCTCTAATGGCCGTTCTATAGAATACATATTCACTTTACCCTCTTTCCATTGAATAATCTTGTTTTTTTCTTTCGGCGTATATAGCCGTTGATCAATACGCCGTTCGGTGCATTATGCTTGTCCAAATACGCCTTTTTCGCCGCTTTATCGGCCTTGTTATCTGCGCAATAGGCTTTATAACTATCGCATTCAATATGGCAAAACGGCGTTCTGTCCGGGCAATTACGGCAGTCACTTTCCATAGCTTACAGGTTCAAAATCGTTACACCAGCCGTTGCGCTTTTCGCAGTTGCAAGCGCACTGATCGCAGCACCAGTCGTAATAGGTGTTTTTACTGCGGCGGCAGATTTCACGGATAGCTATGCGGTAATCGCGTATTTCGTCCTCGTATTCGCAACATATCATGTTGTGGTCTCTGCGTTCGCTATGCAGCAGGCCATGTAAATAATCATAATGCGGCTTTGACACACCGCCGAGAACATCTAACAGCCATAGGCGTATTGCGTATAGTAGTTTTTTCATGTTTCCCATCCTTTCAAAATGCTATGCCCGAATGTTCGCCGCGTTCGGGCAAATCAACCATTTCAGGCCGTTTTATTTCCTGCTCTACAGCCCACGCTATATTCCATAGTGCCGCTACAAGGTGATGCGCTTCCGCGTCGCCCTGTATGTACAGGCTAAGATGCCGTATGCCGCTGTCTATCAAGCTGTGCTGGGGTATGCCTCGATCTACGTTCCTTTCCCCATAGTGGATAGCACCGCGTTCACAGTGCTGTGCAAGGGCGTGTATCGCCCCCCACGGCAGCAAATCATAGCGCCCTTTCCCGTCGGCCTTATCTCTCACTGCGCCGGTAGAAAACTCGCGGCGTTCATCCTTTTCGAATTTCACTATCCTCCCACCTTTCGCCGATATCTTCTAAAAAGTGCAGAAATTCATGCGTATCTGCGCAATAATATTGTTTGCCGTTAACGGTCACGGTGTAGCTGCCGTCGTGGTTGCTTTTGGCTTCCCAGCCTACGTTTTTTGCCATTTCATCCTCCTAAAAATAGATTTATCTGCATGGAGTGTTCTCTGAAGCGTTCTTCCTCTTTTTCGAAGTAATCTTTATCAATTTCACATCCCACATAGTCAAAGCCCATATTGTAAGCGGCTATCCTGCTTGAGCCGCTGCCCATGTGCGTATCAAGTATCTTGTCACCCTCTTTTGCGTAACGGCTATATATCCACTCATATAACTTCACGGGCTTCTGTGTTGGGTGAAATCGTCCGATTTGATTTTGCATATTAATGTCAATCACCTTTGCATTATCGTTGAAGCTTGTCCATGCGTATTCACACATTGCCATTGAGAAATTTTCGGAAATGTTTGTTTTCCGGAGTATCAGGAAGCATCTTGCCGGCGGTAGGGCAAAATAATTGCCGCCCCAAATAATTTGGTTGCGTGAGACACGAAAAAGTTCTGTAAAATACTCTTCCTTCGGGGCAATGTCCCACGCTTTTATTTTTTCTCCCCCTTTGTAGCGGTCAAATCGTCCCCCAAAACGGCTCTTGTCTGCTCGTTTGAACGGTTTCATGCCGTCGCCGTATGGCGGGTCAACAACAGCGAGTTCAAAGGCATTGTTGGGCAAGGTTTTCATATACTCCATACAGTCGATGTTGAATGCTTCAGTCATGTCCATACCTTTCATCGAATGGCGAGAAGTTATCCTCGCCCACTATTTCACGGATGCGCCGGTCAAGAACGGTTTTCGCATATACGATCTCATCGTCGGCCTTGCTGTCCTCGACTACAAGGTCAGCGATCTCGTTTGAATATCTTACAAACGCCTCGCCGAATGCCCGTGCACGGCCTGAGCCTAAGCCCAGCACTTCATTAGCGGCCATAAACGCGGCATCTTCCGCAAGCTGCATACGGTTACGCCCGTAAAGCTGTAGCTGAATGTTCACTTCTCGCTGCACGGCTTTTGCAAATGCCGATTGCTTACTCATTCTTAGTCACCACCTTATGGCCTACGTATTCGTCGATACTCAGTCCGAGCGCATCGGCAAGGATTTCTATTGTATCTATCCAGCCGCCGCGTAGTGATTTGCGTTCAAGCAGACTTATCGTGGCTTGAGCTATGCCGGATATTTCGGCCAGCCGCACGATGCTTAACCCTGCATCCAATCGCGCCTTGCGCATATATTCCCCGCGTGTCATTTTTGTCCCTTTCTTATCGTCGTTTTAACGCTTTCAACGCCGTCACGGAGTGTAGCCGTCAGCACATCGAAGTTTGCGTTTATGCAGTCCTCGCTGAGCTTCCGCGCCGTTGTCACCGTCTGGCATATATCGTCTGCCGCTTCCGTTATCGCGTTTATCGCTGCGTCGAGCTTTTCAAGCAGTTTGATGATTGCCGCCGCCGTGTTGTCGATCGGCGCTGCTGGCGGCTTGGGCTGCGGTGCTGCTTCTGCCGCTTTGGGCGTTGCGTAGCGATACCGTACCGCCTCAATAGCCTCCGCGACCTCCTGCGGCAACTGCGTATCGAGGTATTCGCAAGCCCAGGCAATTACCCCGCCGGTTGTCGCACTCCGAGAAAATTCTATTAACTCGTCCCACTGCTCATTGGCAATGTGCTTTACCACAGTGTACAGTTTGTGGCAGTAGCTCCCGCTCGCGCCGACCGCAAACGCCGCCTGTTCGCTCGTCTTGCCCATCGACATAAGCGCAATTATCTTTTCGTTCGTCGCGTTAGGAATTCGTCTTGCTCCCATTTTTGTCAGTCCTCCCAATCGATTTTCTGCCCGCATTTTTTGCAGTAGCTTCTGTTTAGCTTCTTACAGCCTTTTTCTGTGATTTTGTGTCCGCAACTTGCGCACATCAAGGCACACCTTGTTTCTCTCGGCTTTTTCGGTATCTGCTTGTTAATAGCATTGATTGCTAAGTACATTGCCTTTTTGTCTGCTTTTGTGAATTGATTATTGTTTAAGATGCAAACAAGGCGTTCTTGTGCTTCTGCTGCTGTCATTCGTCTGGCTCCTTTCTTTTTCCTTCTGCACAGTAGAAATTCGGCGGTACTTCACAATCAGCACAAACACCGTGCGAACAGCACAGAGAACTTATATCGTCGTAGCTGTATTCGCAGTCTTTGCAGCGCACCACCTGCTCATAGCCCAGCTGTGCCGCCATGCGCTTAAACTCGCTTTTTGTCGGTTCGTGAATATAAATAGGCTCAACAGCAGGCGCACACTTAATGCGCTCGATAATTTTGTGAGCGCCTCGCATTTCTGCGCTCGTTATTTTCCCTCTTGCCGTATATACCACCGATTGTTCGATGTCGCGTAACAGCGCTTCACGCTCTATGTATTCAGCCATTGTCAGTATCATCCCATTCTAACGGTTTGCCGCACATCGGGCATTTTTCAGCTTTCTGCTCTTCGACCAACAGCCCCAACTGCCGCTTGCAATGCGGGCAGTACGGTATATGCCACCAGCCGAAACTCCTGCCGAGTTTCCATTTCTTGTCGCGGTAAAAAGGCTTTTTAGGTTCAGCCATCTTCGCCCTCCTCAATCTCGAAGCCGAGCCACTTGAAAAGCTCCTCAAACTCCTCGTCCGTGCACTCAGGATACAAAGCATATACTCCTACCACCGAATACACAAAGTCTGCAAATGCTGACCACGCATCATTCTTTCCGTAGGCTTGTGTTGCAAGTTTTCTCGCTGTCTCATTTTTTACAAACAATAACTCTACATCGCCGGTTCTTGCATATCCCCGAACAATCCTTGCAAGCTCGCGCAATGTGCTCCTCTTTATCGTTTTCATTTTTTACTTCTCCTTCGGCGCATCCGGCAGCGGCATCCAGTGACTCACTTTTACTTCTACGCCCCTGAAAAGCCAACTTTCTTTGTCATCGTTATATACCCCGACACTTGCTGCTTTGAAATAGGGCATATAAATCAGATAGTTGATGTAGGTGTTATCGTCGTCGTCAATCCATTCCTCGGGCAACTTCTCGCTGCACGGAATCCACTGCATTTTAAGTTGGTTTCGTAAGCGCATGATCTCTTTGCCCGTCCATTCAAGCTCCGCTCTCAGCGCTTCGTTTTCGCTCCGTAGGTTTTGGATTGTTAAATCTTTTTCTGTCATAGCCACCTCAATAACCGTACGGGTATGCCGCGACCGCATTTGGCGCAGTCGTTTGCTTTTCGAGTTCGGTAAGCCTACGGGCGATATCATTGAAAGCTCTGCTCATGCGCTTATCAAGCTCGTTTATGCGCTCATCATTCCAGCGCTTTTCTTCGCGCTCTTCCGCCCACTTTTCATACTTTGCCTGTTCCTCGACGCGAACCTTCGCCATTGCTTCTTCAAACTTTTTCTTTGTGATTATCATTTTCTGTTTTCCTTTCTTCCAAAAATCCTAAATCAATCTGATTGATCTGCACCGCATCCATCCCGGATATTCTGCAATCGCTGCAAGGGCAGCTAAAGCAGCTTGGTGAATACGGGCAGGGCTTGTTTACTGTTGGTCGACGCATATTCCGCCCCACTGTTCAGCCATCGCTTTTGCTATGCCGAGGCTAAATTTACTCCTTGCTCGCGCCGCTCCTCCCGCTCGGCTTGCCCCTGCCTTGTCAGGGTTTCCTTTGTTCGCGCTCGTTCTGCACGAAACCAACGGCTTGTATTCGGTTAAAATTTCTGTCGGCACTATATGTCGCAGCTGTACGCCTCGTGCCCCTTTGCACGGAAAGCCTTGCACACCGTCTGGCTCTCCTCACAGGCTATAAGAACTTTCATAGTATATCCTCCATCTCAATTTGCGCGGACGGTGCAAGCATTTCATCTTTCGCACGGCGGTAAAAGTTTTTGTCAATTTCAAAGCCGTATGACGGTCTGCCGAGATCACGCGCGGCGCGCAATGTAGCGCCTGAGCCGCAGCAAGGGTCTATAACTACATCGCCCTCATCTGTGAAAATCTCAATTAGTTTTTTTAAGACTGCTACCGGCTTTTGCGTCGGGTGTATTTTGGGGATGTCTTTTCCGTCGCGCTGCCATGAAAACCAGTCAAAAACCATATGACCCGTGCCGCGTATCGGCTTGCCTGTTTCGGGGTCAAGCTGCCTGCCGTTATTGAATTTCGGAAGCTTGTCACGATACAGCACAATTGCAAATTCAGTTGCGCCAACGATCCGCATATTTGCTTTCAGCACTTGCGCCGAATAGTTTTTGCAGAAAAACAACGGAAACGAATTATTAAATCCGTATTTCTTGCCGTAGTCAGCTACCGTCTGCAACTGGTCAAACGCGCAGAATACTATCATCGCCGGGGCTTTGCCTTTTTCCTTCGGTTCAGGCTTTAAAAGGCGGCTGCAAAAGTGCATATATTCAGCGATTTTAAAATAGCCGTCAGAATTGAAAAATGTTTTTTTGGCATATTTGCTTTCGCCGTTTTTATTATCGCCGCCGTTATACCACATCGGATTGCTGCCATAAGCATCCGCGCCGATGTTATACGGAATATCAGCTATAACCAGCTGCGCCTTTGGAATGTTGTATTTGCGGTAATTTTGAAAATTATCGTGGAATATTTCACATTTAATCATCAGTACACCGCCCTAAAATGATTTTTAACGCCATCGCCCGTGAACCACAGATATTCGCTGCCCAGTTCACGCGCGACCTCTGCGCCCTGTTTCTCCGCCGCCCAGCGCTGCATAACATCCAGCGCAACGGCGTAAAGGTTGTCCCACACGGGAAAATCAGCCGAATAGCCGTAAAACTGCCCCGGTTGCGACACAACGCCGATAATGCTGTCAGGAAAACGCGCATCGTCCACGCGATTAAGCACACACCATACGCACTGCTGCTGATTTAGCAGGCTACACCCCCGTGCTTCACCGTAAAGCATCTGCGCAAGGGCTATCACATCGGCCTCGGTAAAGTACATTTCGTACTCAGGCTCTGCCACTTCCACTACGCACAGGCCGTGCGTGTCAACCTCGGGCGGCACACCGTCCGCATCGGCCTTGTTGCCCCCTTTGCCAAGGGCAAGCAGTACCATGACTATCAGCGCCAGCAGCGCCGCGCACACCTGGGCTATGATGATCGTGTATTTATTCATCGGCCACCTCAACAAATTCGCCGTCCGCAAGCTTATACCATGTATCAGCCTTTATTATTTTGCCGTCAATCTGTGCTGATTTAACGCAAACCGGGATGCCGTGCCCGTTTTTCTTGTAGGTTTTGCCTTCTTCGTACTGATACCCCCTGCACACAAGGCCGGGCTCATAGGCTTTGTAGCCGTGTTTGTTATCATTCATCGTTGTTCCCCTTTTACTTTCTTATTGTCTCGCGCCTTTTCACGCACTCGTCCTCGGCTGTGTTGGCAAACCACACAAGCGCCGATATTACGCCGCCGACGATGAAAACAACGCCCATAACGGCTATGAAAAATAAAGCGATCATCATTCTTCCTTACCTCATTCATCAAAGCCGGGCAAAAGCTGCACAGTATCAAGAAGCAATTCAAGATCGCTGCGGCTAAGGCCGGATTTGCGAATAATATCATTTACTCGCTCGATAGTTTCGGGATCATCCGTCACATATTCCTGTTTCGTGATGGGCGTATCACGGTAGTAGTATTCCCTGCCTGTAGGTACGCTGTACACAAGATGTGAGTAAGCATACTCGATAGCCCTTGACGCCACTTCTGACAGCGAACGTCTTGTTTCTTCCGACATCTCGCAGACATGGGCGTAGGCTACCATGCTGATACGGATGCGGGGGTATTGCTTCTGCCCGCCAACGCGAGTGCCGTTGTTACGGGGCATTACGAATTTATCTATTTCTTTTGTCATTTTCTTTTCCTTTCCTTTCTTGCACAGCACCGACCCATATGGTAAAATCACACGGGAGGTGATACGCTGTGACTGTTGATAAAATGGTTGAATACTTAGGCGAGCCGTATTGCGCATCCGTAATTGATGGCGAACGTGTTGTGTATCGCAAACTTAACGAAGATTTTGACTTTGAAGTATCGGGAGTACGTCAGGGTAAAATGCTGTATTCGTTATATGTTTGGCGGCTTAGACCGCATCGTGAAATCGTAGGGGTCTATCACAACATTCATGGCGCAGAAGTCTTAAAAGACTTTCTCGGCTATTGCGCGATCAGGTACGGAAATCGTCTAAGCGGTATTCAGACCGAACGCGAAGAGCTGTAACTATCAGCGCCAGCTCGTACCGGCTCAACCCTGCGCGGTTTATGATGGCTTCGAGCTCATTCAACCGCGTAGGGTCTTTTTCTACAAGTTCAAATCTACGAAAATTCATCTTTCCTCCTTCCGCGCATAAACGCAATAAAAGCCTCACGCGGTATTTTTACGCGGTTGCCTATGATGATTACGTCAAAGCCCAGCAGCTCCGGGCGCTGCCTTGCCGCAACGCGGATAAGCTGAGGGTCGGAGTGCAGCACACTTGCCACCTGTGCCGGTGTCAGCGTTGTCGCGTCCATGCGTTCAACTTCCGATAGCGTCATGCGTTTTTCTCCTTTCTGATTAGTCTTTATCCTGATCGTTCTTCTCGGCCTGTGCCTCTGCCATATCCGCTACGCCGTTGGCATAGCCGTTGAAATACTGCTGCTTATCGGCAGGCAGCTTGCTGAAGATGTCGGCCATCGTCTTGATGGTCTGCTTTTCTTTTTCACTCATTTTTTCACCCTCTTTCTATTGCGATTGTTTACATTTTGTGATACCCTCCTGTAAAAAGGAGGCGCTTTATTAATGGATTTCGACAAGATTTTTCTGTCTGATATGGACACTCATATCATCCTTGCGGTTGATACCGCCGCTGTTGTACGTCTGCATCCTGCCGATACAGGCCATTTGATTTCTCTCGGGTTTATAGCTCCTTATGCCTTATCAGAACGCACAGATGAATATGTCATAACGTCTGACGGCTCACGCTATTGTGAGTACTATCGCGAAAAACAGGCTGAGAGAAAACGTTCAGAAGAATTTGCGCGTTTCTCGCGTAAAGTATCACTTGCGTCTTTGTTCGTGGCGATATGCAGCTTTTTGCTTTCTCTTTATGCGATCTTCTTTAAATGAAGAAAAAGTGTTCTCAGCAATCGCAAGTATGATAATCATCCCCGTACCCACGCCAGCACCGAACGCTGCGAAAATACCCATGAGCAAATCAAGTTTATCTATGCTTACTTTCCTCACCCCCTTTCTGTATGTTGCGGTTGTTTTACTAACCTTGTGAGATTATAATAACACCTAAGTTAGAGCTTGTCAATAATGTTTTTGCACTTTTTCAAGGTTTTTTATTGACAGTGTTAGATTGAAGTGTTATTATGTATGCAAGGAGGTGAAACCATGAACGAACGTGTTAAATGGTTGCGTGCCAATCTTGGACTTACGCAGACCGATTTCGGCAACAGAATAAATATTTCGCAAAATTACGTTTGGATGATCGAAAAAGGTGAACGTGTTCCCGGAGACCGAACAATAAAAGATATTTGCCGTGAATTTAATGTAGATGAAGTTTGGTTACGCTCAGGCATTGGTGAGCCGTTCAAGGCCGTAAGCCGCGCTGATGAAATATCCGCGTTTATCGGTAAGGTGTTAGGCAACGACGGAACACCGATACAACAGGCGTTCATAACGGTGCTTGCACGGACTACGCCGGATGAATGGGCGCTGTTTGAAAGCAAGCTGCTTGAACTCGCAGCCGAAGTCAAAAACATAAAAAAAGAGACCGACCAATAAAGGCCGGTCTTTTTGTTACCGTGTTTACTTCATATTAAGCAGTAGGATGTACGCGCACCGCAATTCGTAATTGCTTGCTTCGTTGATGAGCCGTTTTAGCTCCTTAATCAGTATTTCCCGTTCTTCTTTTGCCGTCATCTTTGTTCTCCCTTCCATTTTTGCTCATTCTCTTATTCTGATATTATTTATCGTTTATTATCTTGCAAAGATATTAGCACAATTGCGTATATTCGTCCATTCTTGTTATGCACAAACATAAAACATCCTTTTTGTGCAATTTGCGTGGTGGATTATATAGGCAATGTACACAAGCCGAGATTGCTGTTATTAAGCAATCAGCCGAAATTGTTGAAAAACGTGGAATTTCGTCGTTAACATTGGCCGTCTTATTCGCTATTACTGCGTTTAGTTTTTTGTTTGAAGATACTATTACGGCTGCAAATGTTTTCGGCTTTTTAGTATTTGTAGGATTGGCAATTCTCTTGGCGAAGCCGAAAAAAGAAGCGCCGCCAGCTAAACCCGTGCAGCCGACGCCTGAGCCGGTCACGTCGCCGATAAGCAACAATATATCATCGGCGCAGGAATATGAAGCCGGTGAACAGTGCGTTGTGTGCAAGACCGATGATATGCAGGCAGACAATTCGGTGTATAATCCAAGTAGCAAGCCCGAAGACATTGAACACCTTGAAAAAGAAATAGCTTTATTGCGCGAACAGCTTTCCCCCGAACAAAACAAGCTTGTTGATATTCGCCAGGATATTGAAAAATCAAAAGCAGAAAAACATAAGCTTGACGATAAAATCAAAAAGCAGCGCAAGTGCTTAAAGGAAATCAAGAATGAAATCGTCGAAACAGAAGATGTGGCCTTGATGCAAAGCTTCGGATTGTATACACCGCGCTATGACTTTATGCGCGCCGACGAATACAGATCGCGTTTGCTTGAAATTCGCGCCCAACAGAAAGAAGCAATACGCGACGGTACGGCGGTCAGGGGCAGCACGGCATGGGCTATAGACGGTAGCACCAAAAAGGGCAGTAAGATGGTCGCCGACATGCAAAAACTGCTTTTGCGCGCGTTCAACGCCGAATGTGATGATATTGTGGAACACGTCAGATATAATAATATCGAAGCCAGCGAAAAGCGCATAACCGCATCAACTGATGCTATTTCAAAACTGGGGCAGATGATGGACATCGGAATAACATCGTACTATTACCGTTTGAAAGTCGATGAACTTCACCTTGCGTTTGAATGGCAGCAGAAGAAGCAACAGGAAAAAGAAGAACAGCGAGAAGCCCGCGCCGAATTGAAAGAAGCACAGCGGCTTGCCCGCGAGTTGGAAGAAGAACGCCGCAAGCTTGAAAAGGAACAGACGCATTATCAAAACGCGCTGGAAAAAATCAACGCGCAGCTTTTACAGGCGACCGGTGACGAAGCCGCCGCCATAGAAGAAAAAAAAGCTCACATCGAACAGCAGCTTAATAAGATCGACACTGCGTTCAAGGAAGTTGATTACCGTGAAGCAAACCAGCGTGCCGGATACGTTTACATTATATCTAATATCGGCGCGTTCGGCGAAAACGTGTATAAAATCGGCATGACCCGCCGCCTTGACCCCTCAGACCGTGTTGACGAACTGGGCGATGCGTCCGTACCCTTTAAATTTGATATTCATGCAATGATATTTTCCGATGATGCGCCGAAGCTTGAAGCCGCGCTGCATAATGCGTTTGCAGACCGCAAGCTGAATTTCGTGAACCAACGCAGAGAATTCTTTAACGTCACTCTTGATGAGATTAAAAAAGTAGTTAAAGAAAACTTTGATAAGTCCGTCGAATTTATCGATACGCCCCCAGCCGAACAGTACCGTGAATCGTTGCTATTACGCGCACAGGCGAACGCAAATACATAGTTTTCAACTCACCCTGCCTGCCGCTGCAACCCGGTAGGCAGGGCTTGTAACAGATATCCCTTGTAAACCTTTTATCTGCTACGGTTATAGCGTAACAAAATGTACCTCCGAAATCTACAACGAAATCGCCGAAATGACGCTTTTTCAGTAGTTTCGCCAAAAACAAGAATGTTTTGGAGATGATAATTAACCGTGCAATCGACTTATGAAATTCCCGATTTGACTGTGGTTTTCGCCAAAATCCGCAAAGGTAAGGACGCATCGGGGCTAACTAATCAGGAAATCGCCGACAAGTCCGGCATCACGTACAACACCGTGTGCAACATAACCGCCGGTACTGCAAAGCAGGTTTCGTTCCACAGTGTCGCCGCCATATGCGTTGTTCTCGGCCTGTCGCTCGATGAAACGTTGGGTTTGCGCGACACCGATACTAACGACTATATCCGTGAGCTTGAGATTGAAAACGCCTGCGCGAAAAATGACGTTGAGCACCACAAGCGCATGAACGCCGTTTACAGGCCGCTGATCTTCTGCCTTGTCGGTGTATGCGCTATCCTGCTATGCGCAACCATCGGATACGTAATATTTGATGTACAGCTAAAGAATATCGGCTTGTTCAGATCCGGCGGCTTAACGGTGCTGGCCGTGTTCCTGGCTATCGTGGTGCTTGCTGCCGTCGCCCTGATCGCCTTTGCGGTGAAAACCGTAATCCACGATGCCAAAACAACAAAAAGCCCACAGGACTGACTCTGTGGGCATTATTCGCTATAAAATTATTTTCGGCGAATAACTAAGGGGGTTAAAGCGAATAATGAAATGCAAAAAATGCAAAGCCGATATACCGGACGGTTCAAGATTCTGCAATATGTGCGGCGCACGTGTGGCAGCAGGCCGCAAGCCGAAATCTCGCGGTAATGGCACAGGCAGCGTCTACAAGCGCGGTAGTGGCTGGACTGTGGTAATCGTCGAAGGATATGTAATCGACGAAAACGGCAAAGTACACCGCAAGACCCGTTCTAAGGCCGGCTTTAAGACGAAAAAAGAAGCTATAGAATATATACCTATCCTTAAACGAGCGCCAGCGTCAAAGGCTAAAAACGCATCATTTACGCAGATGTATGAAGCGTGGTTACCCACGCACCGTGCCGGTAAAAATACAATAAACTGCTACAAATCAGCGTATAAATACTTTGAAGCTGTTTATCATTTAAACCTGCGCGATATCGAAATAGAAGATTTGCAGGAATGTATCGACGAATGCCCACACGGACGGCGCACGAAAGAAAACATGCGCGCACTATGCGGCCTGATTTACAAATATGCCATACCGCGCCATTATGCCGAGTTGAATTACGGGCAGTATTTGAACGTTGACGGCAAGCACAGCAGTAGACCCGGCCTGCCTGATGATGCGCTGCCGAAGCTGAAAGCGCACGTTAACGGCGTGTTTGGCGCGTCCTACGTCATTTGCCAGTGTTACTTAGGCTATCGCCCTACCGAGTTTGTCGCGCTGGATGCGTCGCAGTACATCCGCGCTGAACATGCATTTATAAACGGCATAAAAACCGAAGCCGGTATAGATCGCATCGTTACGATATCGCCGAAAATACAGCCGTATATCGACGCGCTGTTGCCGCCCGGCAAAACGTCCGGGGCGGTGTTCGTCGACAAGGACGGCAAAGCTTTTACCGTAGAACGCTACAGGGCTTTATTTTATAACGTGCTTGAAGCCTGCGACATAGATAATCCCACACAAGAACGCGACGGAAAAACCTTTTATACATACACGCCGCACAGTTGCCGTCACACGTTTGCTACCCTTATGAAGCGTGTAAAGGGCGCGGATAAAGACAAGCTTGAATTGATCGGGCACACCAGTGATGATATGTTAAGGTATTATCAGGACGTAAATTATGCTGATTTGCGCAAAATAACCGATGCTTTGTGA